CAGTATGGAAACTATCGCAACATTCAATAGGAATGGATTGTTTTTTGGTGCAGGTAATAAGATAGCATTGGGTGGTGATAGTGCTAACTTCTTTACAAGCATATATCCTGTAGACCCTACAGCTGATAGAACTATTACATTACCAGACGCAAGTGGAACAGTATTATTATCAAGTGGAACAACCACAGCATTGACTGGTGATATTGATCTTGGTGGACAAAAGATTATAACAAGTGCAAGTAACCAAGACATTGAACTTGACCCACACGGAACAGGTAAAGTAAAGTTTACAGGTCCTGTGGAAATTGAAGGCTTGAGAGCAAACAGCAACAGTATGTTCATCAACACAGACATGAGCAGTGATCTAACAGATGATCTACACAATGTTATTGAATGTCAAAGTGATTACACAGGTACAAGTATTGGTAGTGGAACTAGACAACAAAGTATTACATTCAAATTCAAAGATGATAGTGTAGATAGACAAGCAGGTAGATTCAACTGTGAATTTACAAGCACAGATCCAAGTCAAAACAAAATGAAACTTATTGCTATTGATAATGCATCAAGCAGTCCTAGTAATGGTCAAATAGATGTAACTCCTAAAAGAGGTGCTATCAATGTTCCTTTTGAATTACCTAGTTATACAGTAACAAATTTACCAACATCAGGTATTGGTGCAGGCGCTATGGCATATGCTACAAACGAAACAGGTGGAGCAGTTCCTTGTTTCTATGATGGTAGCAATTGGCGTAGAGTCACAGACAGAGCAGTAGCATCATAATCATAAATTACTCAACACACCCTATACAGGAGTAAGTTATGACACAACCTAAAAGTCCTAAAATGAAAAAGTTTACTGGTAACCTATTGGGTTATTGGAAACACAGAAACAAAGATACACCATATCATACTTTCAAGAGCACATATGCTTTAACAAACATAACAAGTTGGCCTCCGGGTGATTACACTAGTATAATGTTCATAGAAAGAGCAAGAACAGCAATGCGTAATAAACAAAGAGTCATACTTGATTATAAGAAAGTAGCATTGGTTGGTACCACAGCAAGTGTAAATGAATGTGCTGAATGGTTAGAAAAACAAGAGATATTTCAATGTTTTGATCTTACCAATGAAAACATAAAAATAGAACAGTTGAAAGATATAGCACAAAAAAGTTTACCAATGCCAAGAGATACTGCTGAACTTTACCGAATGGTTGAAGTAGAAAATATGAGCATTGGTGAATTAAGTAGAATGTATAATTGTTCATATGCAAATATATACAACAGGATTGCCAACTATAAGAAAAAACTAAAAAGAGAGGGTGTTTTAGCTTGACAAACACCAGGTTTTGTAGTATGATAAATAGTATTATTAAGTTTGGTAGGAACTTAATCCTTTATTGGCTGTGTCAGCCACATGATATATAGAGACATATAGTGTATATCGACCGTGCTTTCTAAGGGCACCTCCTTTCAAACCAACTGATCACCTGGCTGATCCCCAATGCGATATATAACCCTACCTCTTATCAAAACCACGGTTTTGACCGGCATAAGTCATTGAAAATACTTGACTTTTGCTAAATACAAGTATATAATAATATATATAAATTGTTTAGTAACATATCTAGGTATGCGAAACGGTGTTTTGAGGACTAGTAGGCACAGGAAGCCAAAGCCGGACAATTTATATATCATACAAACGAAAGGCGAACAAAATATGTTAACAGTATATCCTACATTAATAGAGTTCCATGATACTCGAACAAGACAACGAGCAAAGAGTGTGCGTATGAGATTGTCCTCAGGTGATAAAAAAGCCGTGCTAAATATATTAGCAGAGTTGATACATTTTTATAATAAAAATACATTTAATAAAAATTTATTTCATACATACCAAGAACGAATAGGTAAAGACTCTATAGAATATAAAACAGAAAAAATATTTAAAGATATAGCAAAGAAAATGGTTGATTGGCACAAAGCAAGAAATGATATATTTGAAAGTTATATTATGAGAAGCAACCATACAGTAGTCGATACAGCAACCAAGATAGCCAATTACAAAGGTGTTGGTTATAGCACAGCCGCTGATGCATTTATAGATGCATTTTATATCGATTATGGAAAAGGCAAACCCCCTACTTTTACGCCTAAGACGGCGAGTATAAGAGAGGAATTGTTTGTATGAAGAATCAAAAGAAACAACCTAAAACAGATGTTAGAGAAGTAGTGTATAAAAAATTATCACAAGGCGAAAAACTAACTGATAATGAAATGAGGCTATGGAAATTAGAAATGGTAATGACGCAACATGATTGTAGTGAAATAGTTGCAGAATGTATACTAGACGCTATGGAAGAACAAAAAGCAGAATACAACAGAGTATCAAGTATGATACAAGATTGTTACCCAGGTAACAATACAGTACACTAGGAGAATAAAATGGCTATACAATGGTTAAGAGGCCCTGGTAATGCAAAAACAATATCAGTGAGTGTTGATGAGAATGACACACCTGAAGGTCACAGAATAAACTGTGAAGAGTTTGCATTGATGGCATACATACAATTAGGCGAAAGCACATACGGTAATTTTAAAACTGATCCTATCGCCAAAGAAGCAATCGACAACACATATTCAGCAGAACAAGATCCAAATGAATACGGCATAAAGTTCTGGGATGAATATTGTGCATTGAAAGATGGCACTACAACAGTTCCACAAGAAGATAAGATAAGTGATTATGATACTGTTGAAGAAGATACAACAGAAGAAACACAAGAAGACTAATACAGGCATATAGGCTAACAAAGGCTCAACATAACCCCCTAACAAACACAGCATTGAGGGCATATAATACGCATATGTTCGGATCTTGCTTGGGGTCTGTGGTGTTACAGTATTAACACATTCCGAGTGCTATGAACTACAAAGTAGGCTGAAAGTAGTTCTTAAAAATCGCTGGTGTATGGTATGCAGAAAGAGCCAAAGCACAAATACGGAAATCAAACACACCCTAGGCTGTTAGTAGCCTACCTGTGACTGATAAGTCAAGTAAACTAATACCAAATGTGTTGTTTATTGACTTTGAAGAAAACAAACTGAAGATATCGGAGATATCTGAAAGTTTCCTGCCAGGAAGGCAGGAATAAATAACAATACAAGTAAAAGGAGAAAGTATTATGATTACAGCAGAAATTTACAAGTTTGAAGATAACCGTAGAATGGTTGAGACCAATGAGTTTGATAATCAAGAACTCTTGAACAAACACTTATTACTACTCAAGTTGAGAGGTGTATGGGTTGGTCATAAGATATACAACACAACCATTGAACAATACATGATGTTCACAGATGTGCAAAAAGCAAACGCTGTGGTTGAACAGAAGTTTGACAAGGAAGCATATCTTGAGAGCAAACATCCTCAAATGCGTAAGTTCAAAAAACCAGCACCTAGTGCAGAAGACATACTTGGTGCCATAAGAAAACACAAAAAACAGTAGTCGGAAAACTACTAGTAAGATTGAATTGGAGAAATACATGAGTCGTCGTAGAAGTTTCGATCATTGGTGGCACGGAATGCGTAAAGTCAGTGATCGAACACAAAGAAAGAAGAACTTGGACAGATGGTTATACTTTGCCACAAAGACAGTGGCATTTGGTGGTAATCAAGATGAACAAATGGTTGTATACACAATACAGAACAGATACAGCAAATCAAAGTGGGAAATACCCAAGTATCAAGCAAAGAGAGTGTATCAAATAGTAAGTAAGAAACAACAGAAATACAAAGATAAGAAAGCTACAACTAAGAAGTTGAACAAGACTACTGTGATCACAAGAACTATTGTTGGTGGAAAAAGACGGGTGCAGACGGAGCCACACCCGGTGATCAAAACCCCCTATAGATCACAGTAATATTTATAGGTAAATACAGGAGAATAACCGATATGAAAATAGCAAGTGAAGATACAGAACAGCAAATCAAGTTGAGTATCAAACACAGTCTAGTACTGCTTAATGCAATACTGGGCTTGGCATTTTGCCACTATGCGGTGTATTTGGCAGTGAAAGTATTCACAGCCATATTTTAAGCTATACTGAAGCGTAAATCAGGAGGGACTCAAATGAGCAAGAGTGAAGGCAACCCCAAAGGGGCGGGCCGTAAAAAGATAGATCTTGACAAAGGTACTATTGTCAAACTAGCAGAATTACAATGTACTTGGCGAGAAATAGCATATGTAATGAACTGTAGTGTGGACACACTGAAGCGTAATTATGCCAACCTTATAGACAAAGGATATGCACAAGGCAAAATTAAGTTAAGGAGAGCAATGTTTCGCAATGCAGTTGAAAATGATAATGCAGTAATACAAATATTCTTGGCCAAGAATTTATTGGGTATGCAGAATGATCCTGCACCTGGTGGTGAAGATAACGATATATTACCATGGGAATCAGACGATAAATAGTTGTAAAACAAGGAAGCCAATAACATGGAAACCAAACTAACTGTAAAGCAACAAACACAAAAGAACAGCAAAGATATAAGTGAGATAAAGAACACACTCAATCGTCTTGAACAAAATCATATTCACCACATTGAAAAAGATATAAAAGTATTAACAGATAAGACAAACGGCATAGAATCAAAGCTATGGTGGATATTGTCTATTCTGGTTGCATCAACAGTAGTTGGTATCATGGGCGAAAGGATACTTTCAGTCCTATAGGGAGAATAATCATGTCAGGAATGCGTGGCGGTAAAAAGAAAAAGAAAAAAGGTGGCAAAAGAGGCGGTAAGCGTAAGTAATACGCAATGGACCGAATACTTTGCCTCAATAGTAAGTGTGTGTCCTTGGAGTAAAGCATACTGGGCGAAACAAAAGATAGATGTTCAAGTATGGCGAGGCACAGGCGAGATAAAACCCCTAGACGACTATGTTGCAAGAATGTGGATACACAAGAACGCAAGTGGTAGGACATTACGCAACATACACAAAAGATTAAATGATGTGAGGACACATGAAGAGTGGTTGTATTCACATCCTCAGTACGGCGGACACAGTACACCTGTTCCGGTATTGATACAACAAGACCTTGCAATATTAAATAATGCAAGACAACGCAACAAAGAGTTGCACAAGAAGGAGAAATAACTATGCCAATGTCAGGTGGAAATCAAGTTACAATGTTACCGTCGGGTCTAGAATTGAGCCGTGGTACTATTGATAAGTTAGAACTAAAAGGAACATCAGGTATCAACCCAGCAGTAGGTGCTACATTAGAAACTATTTGCACACAGGGTGGTATCAGAAATGTACTATCAAGTGCAGAACAATTAAAGATCGTATCATCAGATGCAGACGATACTAACAGTGGCTCAGGTCATGCTAGAAGAGTAAAAATTAATGGTATTGATGGATCAGGTGCAGAAGTAGAAGAAAATGTTAACCTTAATGGAACAGCGGCAGTAACTACAACAAACAGTTACCGTCATGTTAACAATATATTTGTAAACAAAGTTGGTTCAGGTGGTAGTGTGAACAAAGGTGTTATCTCAGTAAAAAACAATGCGGCAGATACAGTATTGTATGAGATAGCGGCACTAGAGGGACAACAACAGAGTGCAAGTTTTGCAGTTCCAGCAAACACGAACGCATACATCACAACATTCATGATGAGTGCAAGTGGAGCGGCTCAAGTAAGTATCTGGTTAAATAAACAACCAGACAACGCACCATTCAGACAAGTGTTGACAACGATCGTTGGTGATGGTCAAGGTGTTACATACAACTTACCAAACCCATTTCAGATTCCAGCAGGCGGTATCATTGAATTCCGTGCCAAGAGATTGGGATCATCAGATGTGGCAGTAGCGGCAGACTTTCAATTGATATTTGAAGCTACAAACTAATGCCTAAGCCTACAGCACAAATGAGGGCCAATGCTAGAAAAGCGTTAGCTTTGAGAGACAAAGCACCCGCAAGTCGTAAGGGTATGACGCGAGTGGGTTTAGCAAGGGCCAATCAATTAGTCAGAGGCGACAATCTAAGTATGGAAACTGTTGAGAGGACTTTTAGTTTTCTCAGCAGGGCCCGTCAATATTACAAGCCAGGATCAAACACACCAGGAACACAAGCATATCTTGGTTGGGGTGGAGATGCAGGTTTGAGATTCGCAAAAAGGATATTGAAGAGATGAAACACACTAATCGTAAAGTAATCAGGGACAAAGCAACAGGTCTACCAAAGAGATATCTATCAGGCGTAAAAGGTAGACAAAGAAGTGAACTTGCAAAAGTTATGAAACAGATAAGTTCAATGTATAAAGCAGGTAAGAGAATACCACAAAGTCTAATCAACAGGAGAGTACAACTTGGCAAGACATCAAGATAAACCACTATCACAGAGAGAACTTGGTATATTGCGTAACAAAGCCAAGGGTAGTAAACTATTCAATCTCACAGATCTAAGAGCCGTATACAAGCGAGGCAAAGGTGCATTCCTTGGTGCAGGTTCAAGACCAGGACAGACTATGCAAAGCTGGGCCATGGGTCGTGTTAACAGTCTCATAAGAGGTAGCAGAAAACATGACTTAGATATAAGAAGAAGAGCCCTAGCAAGGAGAAGAAAATGAACAAGATTAAAACTGCGATAAAGAATGTTTGGCATTTCATCAAGTGTGAGATACCAAGCCTAATGAATAATTGGAGAATGATACCAAGATTATTAATGGCCATGTACTGTTATGCTTTCTATAGTGTTACAACATGGTTCATGGCTATGTCAGATCCCACAACAGCACAAGCTGGTTTTGTAAGTGTAGTAGTTGGCGCAGGTGCCGGCTTCTTTGGCATCTACTGTGGAACTGGCAAAATAGGTAAAACAGAAGAGAAGAGATAATGGCAAAATACAAGGGTTCACCATGCAAGGGAGATTGCAGTGGTCACAGAGCAGGAGCAAGATATGCTCGTAATGGAGGTAGCCAATACAGTCCATATTCAAGTAGTTTCAACAATGGTATGAACATTGAAATGGGTAAGGTAAACTTCCTTACACCACAACCTGGACTCATAACCAAAAAGAACTTGGCAATTGGTGCTGGTATAACTGCGGCCATAGCGGCGATAAACAAAAAGCCAACACCTTAATCAATGCCCCTTTCAGACCCCCAGAAAACTATATTCAATGATGACAGTCGCTTTCGTGTGGTAAGTGCAGGAAGGCGATTTGGCAAAAGTTTCCTATCAATATGGGAGATGGCAAAAGCGGCCAGATATCCCAACCAGAAAGTGATGTATATCGCACCAAGCTATAGACAAGCCAAAAGCATCATATGGGATGAACTAAAGAATCAACTAATAAACAAGAGATGGGTAAAGAAAATAAATGAATCAGAATTGAGTATCATACTGGTGAATGGTAGCAGTATAGTATTAAGAAGTGCAGACGCAGGAGATAGTATTCGTGGATTAGAGTTTGATATGGTTATATGTGATGAGATGGCTTTCTTTCCTAGTGTAACAATATGGACTGATATAATAAGACCAACACTATCAAGCAGGCCAGGAAGTAGAGCATTGTTTATTAGCACACCACAAGGTATGGGTAACTTCTTCTATGACTTGTATCAACAAGGACTAACAACAGAAGACTGGAGCAGTCATCAATTTACAACACTAGAAGGTGGACAAGTACCAGCAAAAGAGATAGAAGATGCAAAGAGAGATCTCGATCATAGAACATACTTGCAAGAGTATGAAGCAAGTTTCCAATCAAGTGGAAACATCATATTCTATGCGTTTGATCCTGAGAACATAGAAAAATTTAGCGGAGAAGTTCCCAATCAAATACATATAGGATTAGACTTCAACATAAGCAAAATGGTTGCAGTTGTAGCAGTCAAATACAAGACAGGGTTGCATATAATAGATGAGATAGTATTGCGTAACACAAACACAGATGAAATGTGCCAAGCAATAAAACAAAAGTATCCTGATAAGATGATATTTGTATATCCAGATAGTGCAGGATCACAGAGAAAAACAAGTGCAGGAACAAACACAGATCATACGATACTACAACAATATGGATTGCGTGTTATGGTAAACAAAGCTAATCCACTCGTAAAAGATAGAATAAATGCAGGCAACAGATTATTATGTGATGCAAATGGTAACAGGAACTTGTTCATTGAACCAGATTGTAAAGAAGTGATAACAGCCATAAGCAAGTGGGAATATCAACCAAACACAAGCATTCCAATCAAAGATGCAGAAAAAGGTTATGATGGTGTAAATGATAGTTGGAGCTATATGGTTAGTTTCTTGTATCCTATCAAACCACAATATGCAGAGAGAACTGTAAAGTACTTTGGTGCATATTGATAAATACAATTGACTAATCATTTGCTAATGGTTAATCGTCCTTTTAATAATTACTTGCAATAAA